ACCAGCAAATGCTACTGCGATAGGAAAGCCTAACTCACCTATAAGTTTAAATACTTCATGCATCCTTGCACTCCTCTGTATATTGTATTTATTTAAATACAGGTTTAATAAAGTTTGACATTATTTAAAATACTGCTATAATATACAACATACGCAACACACTTAAAGCATTGTATAACATTTGCTCAGGATTGAAAACCAAACCGCTACATATCTGTAGCTTAATACATTATTCATTAGTGTGTTGCTATTTTTATTTTTTTAATTTTATAGGAGAACTATATGTCTTTATTACTTGAACAAGAACCAGTTGTAACTAAAAAAGAAGAACTAACTACTGAACACCGTGATCGTTATCGCAATGCGTTACGTAATTCAAGAGAAGAGTTTTTAGCATCCGAAGCAGTTACCCAAATGCCATTCCAAGATTGGATTGATAAAGTGTACGGGGTTGTCATGTTAAAAAATGACGATGGTTACTACACTATGAACTATGATGTTAGTGACGAAAAACGATTTATGATGTTCCAGATTAAGTATCTTACTGTTTCGTAATGAGCGGGTTACGGTATGCTGCACGGCTGCCTCACAGTGTAAGTAAGGTAGAAGTTAACGAATGGTGTACTGAAACGTTTGGACCATCTGCTGGATTAACAAGTAACAGCAGATGGTTTATGCTATATTACACTATTCAATTTAAAGAAGAGAAAGATCGTAACTGGTTTGTGTTGAAGTGGGGTTAAATGAAGATAAAAGATTTATACGATAATTATCCTGAGTTTTATGAATTATGGAGCAGAGATGATGATAATGAAATACTGTGTGACGAATTTATGAGACAGCAAGGCTACACATCAGCAAAGTTTGTTATAACCAATGAAACAAGTCGTGAACAATCTGGTTATTGGTATATGGATAAAGATGATTACTTTATATTTACTTTGCTTTGGGCGGGGGAGATATTTTGATAGTACATAAACTAACATTTAAACAATGGCAATATATTGCAACACACGATAAGGTTTACTTACCTGAAAATGTTACATCAGTACCTAGAACAAAAAATTTTGTTAAAGATAAGTTTAAAGGTGATCTTAACATGGATGTAGGTTTTGGTCACATAACATTTGAATCTGAAAAAGATTTATCCTGGTTCTTATTAAGCATTTAACTGAGGTAACATGAAGAAACAAGTAACAAGAACATCTTACCCAGGTTGGAATAACTATCCTGTATACAGGTGTAATACATCTGACGATTACAATGAAGTGTTAACTTGGATGTTAAGGAATAAATGTAAAGAATTCTTATTACAATATTGTAGCACTGGCGTACATGTATTCCAAGTTAAATCTAATCATGCATGGTTTGTGCTGAGATGGGAGTAATTAGTACCTATCACCAATTTTTAAAATTGTAGGTTTATCTAATGAATAAAATATTTTAGTTAGTTCAGCAATTGAACTACTGTTGAACTTATTTTCATCAAGTCTTATTAGAGAATATTTATTTTCAATACACCATTCCTCTAATAACTTATCCTTTAACTGCTTACGAGCAAGTTGGCCATGCACTTCTTTAAAATGCCATATGCCGTCATATTCAAAACATATCTTTAATTTTTTAGAAAATAAATCACGTACAATTGTTTCTCCATTATGTTTTAAGCCGCCGCCAAATGTCCATTCATCTTCTGGATGAGTGTTTATAAAATGATCTCTTATTAAGACTTCATTTTTTGATGTAAATCGTTTTGATTGCGACATTACTTTTTTAGCGTATTCAGAATTTTGCCATAATGCTTTTGATCGTTCTGAGGCTTGTTTTCTTGCTTCGGAAGAATGTTTAGGTTGCACAAACCCATTGTTAATTCTTGCTTTATTATTTAAACTTGTTATGCAGGATTTACTACAACCTTTCTTATATGTATTAGACACTAATTTTTCATAAGTAAATGTGTTACCACACTGTTTACATGTATCAGTAATTACATGCCGAGGGGTTTTTATTTTTTGAAGATATGATTCATCATTATATCTTCCATGATTACCAGATGGATATTTTTGTTTTTGTTCAGGTGTTCCGTGCGCACGTTCAAAATGTGTATGAATTCCGTAAATAGAAAATTCTTTTTTACAAATAATACAGGCGCAGATTGGTTTGGTATAAATAATGTTGCTGGACATTGTTGTTCCTTAAAAGTTAAAAATGTTTAGAGTAGTTAGATGTTAGCGCATCGTGAACTACATTTTTATTTATCATTAACACTTGACAAATATTATTTTTATGTTATAATATGCACAAGTTAACAATAATAAGCACATTAAATATTTTAGTGTGTTTATTATTGTTGTAATTCCTTCAAAGTGACGGCATCAAACACTGGGGTTCGAAACCCCACATCTCCACCATAAAACACATTAGAGGTATCGGAGTGGGGCAACAGCCGTAGACTTCCTGCCCCTCAAATGGGAAGTGATAGTGTGTTTTATAATGGGGATGAATTGGATTCGACTTGGTGAGATAATGGAGACGGCAACAGGTGAGGTGACTGTCCTAAACAGCGCAAAACTTATAGACGCAAAAGCATCTAAATTCGAGTATATGACAGTTGACTTCTCTTTGGAAGCAGCTGACATGGTAGCTTAAGAAACTACCGCTCTGGGGCATGTATGCCTTATTAACCAAAATACAACTAAGCTGCCCTAGGGCAGCTTTTTTATTGACTCTTTACCATGGATCATTAATTATTGGAATATCACCACGAAACATTATATTTCTAGATAAATGATCTGAGAAATCCCAAGTTGGACTTATACTACTAAGATGTGCGGCTAATAATGCAACTGGCATAAATGTCCTTGGACCATACTTATTTAATATGTCAACATCTCTTGGATTATCCTCAATTATCCCTTCCCATGTAGTAGCTCCGCCATTAACTATTATAGACCTAAACGCATCTTCAGTTTTTGGATTAGTACTAGTTGCTGATAATGGTTCAGTTGTTACAATAACATATTCACGATTATCAACTGTTACACGTTTAAGTTTTCCAAATTTTGGAAGATACGGACTCGGATGTTGCTTAACATAATGATAGAACATTAAAAAATCTTTTAGATCGTCAGGATACTGTTTATAATTAGGTGCTAACCAAGTTTTATCATGATAATCTTGTTCTTCACTTGCAGAAAACACTTTTAAAATTGTTCCATTTGGTGCTTGCCAAACAGTTGCATAATATCCAGTTCCTAACAACTTATATCCTCTTGCAGTTAGCACCGACTTCATATCACCACGATTGTGAGCCTCGTTTATAATTTCTTGTATTTTCATAATTTAACTTAGCAATTCCATTTTCTCAATGCTAATGCTTTTCTAGTTGGTTTACCTTTTTCGTCTTTCATAGGACCTTCCATACCGCCCATTCTTGCACAAAAACTCTTACGGCGTTTTGCATCTTTACTTCCAGGTTTAAGTTTACTTGGTTTAGTAGTTACTGCAGTTTGTAATTTACTTCCAGGATGTTCTTTACGATAACTAGCAACACCTTTAGCATTCAATCCACCGTTTTTGTTCTTTCCTGATTTCTTCTGCCATGCTGCTGTTTCATCTACTGATTCATTTGGCACACAGTTGTTAACTCTAGTACCACCTTTTACTTTAGTACCTTCTTTATGTTTGCCTTTCCAGCATTTGGCATCAAGTCTTGTTTTAATTTCTTCAGAGATTATTTCATGTATTTTCATATGGAACTCCGTGTTCGTCAGTACGTGCCATAAACACTGAACTGTATTCATTCATTCTATCAACATGATCTTGAAACGATGCTTCTGGCATTCCTGGATTTCTAAACCCTAAATTCCAAAATACTTTTAACGATGCTATAGAGCTTACTTGTCCACCTAACATTGGATACTTTGCTACAGCTTTTGTTAGTAACTGTGTTCCAATTCCTTGTCCGCGTAATTCTTTAGGAACTAAGAATTCAATAACAGATTGTGGTCTTGGTGAAAACTGTGCTTTAGTATCGATATCAATTCTTGCATCACCGATTGTGATTACATCACCGTTATCCCGTGCTAACGAGCCATGGTGGTTTTCTAATAATTCATGTATTTTCATAGTAATATATTTATCGTTTGGTAAAATGAAAGATGACTTTTGAAAACAGTGAGTGTATACTAGTTGAAATTATAGCTTAAGGTTGACGGGCCAATTGTAATACCGTTAGTGAATCCATTCTGATGTGTGATGGTAGCTAGTTCTGATTGCTATAGTCAGGCCTTTAAACACTACCCTTTATTGGATGCCTAAACGAGAACCCACTGGTTGCTAGCGTTTGTTTAATTGTATATGGTTGCAAAATGATTCTAAACGATGTATGAATACAATGATACGAGGTATTCTTAAAAGTCGCGGCAGGTACTGGTAAGCGTAGAGCCAAACATCGGGATCAAAATAAAAACACCTGCTATCTAAAAAAGGCTAAGAGGAACTCACATGAAAACCTTTCTTATGATACTAGGAAACTAGTATCATATTGACACAAAGAATCTACATGAATATAAAAAGCATTCATAATTATTAAATAATTAAAAGAAATAAAAATAAAAACATGATAAGTGAATATGAGTGTAACGAATATGAACTTTGAATGTTTTAGGACTTTAGTCCTTTTAGTATTGACTTTATTATAAGTACATTATATAATAAGCAAAAACATTATTACACAAGGAGTTATTATGAAAGCGCATTACATACGTGGTCATAACCCAGCACCTATATTAGGTAAAGGAGGAGCACATCAACCTAAGAAAGAACATATTCCAGAGTTAGAATATGACTTATATGATTTTTACTTAGAGGACAATGAAGGGGAAGTTGATTCCCCTGAATCTTTTTATGCTTAAAGTTCCTCGTAGTACTTTTATATTTTGCTCTAATAATCATTTAGTTGCAATTACTAATAGAGATATATTTAAGAACACTATGTACGCTGACGCATTTGATTATATGCCAGGACAGCCAATACCAACACAAGGACAAATTACAAACCCAACATGCTATTGCGGCACAGATTGGTTTTCAATACCACAACACAATTTTATAGAGAGACAAGTATGACAGCGTACACAGGCGAACATGAAGAATATATTGATCCATCATTAGATGATTATGATATTCATAAAATTGAAGACAAACCAGTTAATATTGGTTTAAGTATTGAGATTAACAGAACTTGTACTAACCATTATCAGTCTGAAGAAGAATTTGGTGAGTGGAGTGAATCTTATATAAACATGTTATCTACTGTAAAACTTACTGATCATATGCCGGACATCGTTACAACATTAGATGTTAGAGCAGGCGATGACGTGATTGTAGTATGGGTTGAGTGGTCCACTGGAAATTCATTTGGAAGAGCACATTTCGGTTCAGCTGAACCAATTGCTGTATTTAAAGATTATAAATCAGCAGCTGAACTAGAATCGTTTTTAGAAGCTTCGGAATATTATGATAAAATTGTATCTGCATGGCGCATAACTAAGTACCAAGCTGAAAAACTTATTAGCGAAGTTAATCAGCCGCACAATGTTACTTATGAGTTTATTCCAGATGAAGGTACCTCCCATGGGAAAATTAAAATGTATTTACATACTTCAGATGGCCAATCTATTAACTTTAGCTATCTGCCATGGACTGGATACTTTGACAATCTAGAACATATTAACATTAACGAAACACGTATTTCACAATTACACTAATGACACTAGATCTCTTAAAGGTAAACGAAGTTGGTATTATTACCGGCTATGACGGTAATAAATCTCGTAAACAATTATTAGCCATGGGCCTTACTCGTAACACACAAGTACAAGTAGTTAGAGTTGCTCCATTAGGAGATCCAATTGAAATTAAACTACGTGGGTTTTCATTAACACTAAGAAAAAGTGATGCGGCACAATTACTTGTTAATAAAGTTTGACAAGTGCTTACACTTATTATATAATATATTTTTACTTAATTAACACAGGAGTACACTATGCAACAAGTACACAAATCATGGCCCAGCATTAATCAGTTTAGACAAGTAGTTAGAGAAGTTAAAAGTCGTGCTACCTTTAAAGGGTTAGATGACAATGGTGAACCAACTTTTGATCCATATGCACCTATTCCAACTTTAACGTTTGAAGGTTCAGTTAAGTCACACGGTACTAATGCTAGTGTTACTTCTATTGCCAGCAAACCAACTGGGTTTTGGGCTCAATCACGTGAACGCATTTTAACAATAGATGATGACAACTACGGTTGGGCAAAGTACACACAAGCAAATAACGGTGTGTTTACTGATCTTTTAACTGCAGCACAAGATACATTAGCTAAGTTTACTATTACACATTATTCTATCTTTGGTGAATGGTGCGGACAAGGTGTACAAAAAGGTGTAGGCATTAGCAATGTTCCTAAAATGTTTATTATCTTTGGCATTGTTGCATGGGAAGGTCCTGTTGATAACGAAGGCGAACAAACTCGCATTTACTTTACAAAAGATCAAATTGCAGAAACTGTTGCATACGCTAAAGAGATTGTAGGGTTTAACGGTGAAGTTTGGCCAGATAACTTATACACTAAATACGATTTCAAAACATACACAATGGATATCAACTTTAATGAACCCGAAGTTGCACAGAACATTCTTGCTGATCTTACTATTGCAGTAGAACAAGAATGTCCAATTGCTAAACAACTTGGTGCAGAAGGGGTTGGCGAGGGAATTGTGTGGCAATGTGTTACTCCGGGTTACGAACAATCACGCTTTATGTTTAAAGTTAAAGGTGAAAAACACAGTTCATCTAAAGTTAAAACACTAGCAAGTGTTGATGTAGAAAAAGTTAACTCCATTAACGAGTTTGCTGATACAGTAGTTACTGAATCTAGACTTACTCAAGGTTTAGAATACTTAAAAGTACACAACATTAGTATTGAACCTAAAAGCACTCCTGTATTCTTAAAATGGATTGCAGATGATGTTGTTAAAGAAGAAACTGATACACTTGTTGCTAGCCATCTAGAAATCAAAGATGTAATAACAAGAGTTAAATATGTAGCACGTACATGGTTTTTAGCACAGGAGGAGATGTAATGGAATTTTTAATAATGATAGCAATAGCGTACTACATAGCAGGTGCACTTTTTGCAACGTTGTCATTTGATAACAGTGATGATGCTGGAAGTTTAGTGTCATGGACACACCGCATGGTCTTTTGGCCAGTAGTAATGTGGAGATGTTAAGTAATGGTAGCAATGGATGCAATTATGATAGGAATGCTAAGTATTTCTTATCTAATACTAGGGGCCGGGTGTGCTACAATTTTATCAAATGCACCATTTGTTAAACAAAGTCCGTTTCGCAACTACTTTATTGTGATAGGATTCTTTTGTTGGCCACTATCACTTCTTTTAATTATAGCATTTGGAATATATTATCCATTTGAAATACTATATAATTTACTAAAAGGAGAAAAATAATGCCACTAGTACCGATAGCTTTAGCAGTAGGAACTTTATTTGGAATTGCAATTACTAAAACAGTTGCAGCTTTCAAGGAGATACAAAGACTGGATGAGTTAAAGAAATGATCAATAAAGGGTTAGCAGCAGGTATATTGTTTTATGTAACTTTATTAATGTATATACATGATAGTGGATACCTGTTGTCACCTATTGAATATTTAGTATTATCATTTAGCTGTTTACTTATTGGTGAAATGTTATATCCAAAAGAATAAAAAACACTTGACAAACAATTTTATTAGTGTATAATATGCACATACTAAACAACAAAGGTACACAACATGGCAGTAACACAAGAAAACGTAATTCCTTTGCACGATCGTATTGTTGTAAGACAAGATCCTGCAGAAAGCGTAACACAGGGTGGTATTTTAATTGCACCTGTTTCAAAAGAGAAATCTGTAATTGGAACAGTACTAGCAATAGGAACAGGGAAACATATGGATAATGGTCAGTTCCGAGAAATAAAAGTTGCAATTGGCGATAAAGTGTTATACGGAAAGCACGCTGGAGAGCCTATTAAATTACATGATGATGAAGTTATCATTATGCGTGAAGATGAAGTATTAGCTATCCTAAGAGATTAGCAAAAAGAAAATAGGTTTCCTACAGCAACAATTTAATATCTCAGTGTGTCGCAGGTTCGATTCCTGCATGTTACTTGTAACATTAGCTCAGTTGGTAGAGTAATTGATCAAAATTGTGAAACCTGTTAAAACTCCTTAAAAAATTAAAAAAAAGTGTTGACAAGCAGTTAGTTACGTAGTACAATAGTTTTAGAATGTTAACAGCAACTTAAAATCATTTTTGAATATGACTAAAATACATTCTGTTAAATAGTTTTTTAGGTTTCCTACAGCAGTACTTTGCAGAAGTGCGGAAAAGATGTTCCGTACATATTTGTAACACTATGTGGAACCTGTTAAAAAGTTTATTAAAAAGAACCCAACTACTGAAAAAACTTTTGCGAAAGCAGGCACAACGTGTTCTCCGGAAGGGGCACAGTGGGTAGTTATAGACTGCGAGTTGTAATGAGTGAGAGTTTCAGGCAATTACAGTGCTTTGATTCTAGTTACTATGGTAGTCATGTTGGCGGAACTAGTAAAGGGCGTCTGTAAAACGTTGACCGCATCAGCTCGATGAAACCAAAACTTTACGGGGTTCTTTTTAATAAGTTTTAGAATGTTAACCGCATCATAATTTAATGGAAACTGGTGTCCTTAGGACGTGTAGGTGCAAGTCCTACAATGCAATATTGCATTTGGCGAAAGAGTAGACGCACTGGTAAATAAAATGCATTCTGATAAACACATGAGGTAACTATGAATACAGATTACGCACATGCAGAAGGATTTGCTACATTTACAGGGGATGTAAAAAGAGCATTTGAAATATCAAAATGGTGCAAGGACCGCAGCTTAGTACACGAAGTTGATTACAAATATCATTGTCAACGAAGAGAAGATACTACTACAATAATATTTCAATTTAAAGATCCAAAGCAAGCTACATTAGCAAGATTGGTTTGGATTTAACAGTTTTAGGATAGTAACAGCAACAATTTACATCGGACTCTTAATCTGGCAAGTAAATTCTATCCTGTTTAACAACAAATAAACATATGACCAAATTATCTAAATTAACTAAAAGAAAATCAGATATTAGTTTTATTGATCCAACTACTATGGAAGTTAGATGCACATTTAATCAGTGTGTTGATAAGTTTACAATTGGTGAATATGAAACTATACCAAAAGCTAACGGAAACGAGTATACTGTTTTTTATCATAAGTGCGCAGAATGCGGTCAACGTGTTAAAGGGCGTGGTGATAGTACAAAGGGTTGGTTTAAACATATAGAACGAGTAGTTGACGGCAGCAACAAGTTTTATTCTTCAAATAAAGAAGAATAAGATTTTAGAATAGTAACAGCAAATTATTTAATGGTTCGATTCCATTATTGCTATCTTAGCGATAATGCTCAATGGTGAGCAAGCTATTCTGTTAAAGTTGTTATATTAAAATGTACTACAGCGTCTGATATCAACGTAAGTGTGGAGCACTGCTAGAGTCGCCCTTTAGTATACGGTTCGATTCCGTGATGTAGTACATTTTAATATAACAAAAGGAGATTAATATGGCCGGTAAAGGTAGTAGAGCAAGACCATTAAGCGTTAGCAAATCTCAGTTTGATGATAACTGGGATAAGATTTTTGGTAAGAAAGAAGAACCCAAAACAGAAATCATTTCAAACTCACACGGCAGTCATGCTAATAACGAAAATTTAGATAAAGGAACACAAGATGGCGAACATCAGTAAAGCAAATAGAACTGCAGATCCAAAAGTAACACGTAATGGCAGACCTAGACTTAAATTGCTAAACTTAGCTCAAGCTAAGACAGCACTTGAAAAAGCAGGTCGTGGACGTGATAAAAATAAAATTCGTAACAGAATTGTACTTTTAGAAAATCGTGCTAAAAAAATAGGTGTGTTAGATTTAGTCACAACTACAACTAATCATGCAGAACTTGTATAAATAAAGAACGTCGGAGGTCGAGCGGCATTGGCGACTGCAGTGGACTGTAAATCCATGCCCTCTGGGCACCTGGTTCGAATCCAGGGATCTCCACCAATTATAAGTGTCCTTTAGTGTAACGGTAGCACCGCAGATTTTGATTCTGCTAGTACAGGTTCGAACCCTATAGGGACTGCCAAATATAAATGTCGCTATCGTCTAGTGGTTAGGACACAAGGTTTTCATCCTTGCAACCGGGGTTCAATTCCCCGTAGCGACGCCAAATATTATCCGAGGTAAGATGATACATGATTTTGAAAGAGCGGTGTTGAACCATCTAATACACAAAAGTGTTATACCAATCGATGGTATTTTTCAAATAGAAGAATCTCATTTAACAGAATATATGTTAATGTATTCCAACTTATTTGGAAAATTAGGTAAAGGGTTAAAAACTAAAACAAATACTAGATATGCTAGAAAGTTAGCCGGACTAACATTATTAAAATTAAATTTTGAAAGAAATGCTAAATTTAATCAATTAAAATCCGGTTTAGTATATATAATTGAAAATCCTCAATTCTTACATCATTATAAAATTGGGATGACAATAGAGCTTCAATCAAGATTAGATACATATCAGACGTATGATCCGTACCGACAATTTAAAATTGTTAAATACGAGTTTGTATTAGATCGCTCACTTACTGAGAAAAAATTGTTATCTCATCCAGATATAACAAAAGAATGCGGAGAATGGGTTAGTAAAGCTAACGCAATTGAAGTATTTGAGAAAATATGTTATTCCAAGGTAGCACAGCGGTAGTGCTTCGGATTGTTAATCCGCAGGTCGGGGGTTCGAATCCCTCCCTTGGAGCCAAACAAGTTTATTGGGATGTCGGCTTAGAAGCAGCCATCATTTAAAGAGTGACCCGCAAACTTTGCTAAAGTGATACTTAAACTTACGGCAGTGCGAAAGCAACCTGTGAGCGTATGTAACTGCGTTAATATAGAGTCCGGCAATATGCCTTAATGGCTGTTACGAGTCTAAAGTGATTGCTATATTAAACGGATGAGGGAGGTACACCCTAATGTTAAGGATGTTTTTCCTAATAGTTAAACTTAACATGTCCGAGAGTTAATTAGGATGTCGCAGACAGGTCTTTGGCGTAACAGCACACCACTAAACAACAGAAAACTTTCTCCATCAACGAAAGTGTAGTAGTTGTCATTTTTAAATGATAGCTATTACTAAAGCACTAAATATCAAGTGTTTTAGTAATAGTTATATTTGCCAGGTTCGCATAGTGGCCATTGCAACGGATTTGTAATCCGTCGGGGAAACCCATCAGGAGTTCGAGTCTCCTACCTGGCTCCAAACAACAAATAATTTAATTAGTAGTTGACAAATACATAAAACAATGTATAATACACGCATTAGTTAAACAACAGTTTAAACAAATTACCGGGATGTAGCTCAGTTTGGTAGAGCGGGCCGTTTGGGGCGGTCAGGTCGCATGTTCAAATCGTGTTATCCCGACCAACATAGTACGCGAATACTATAGTTTTTGAATGCTAACAGCAATTATTACTTTCAATGGTGAATTTAATGCATTCAGTTATAGTATTTGCATACAACAGTTTTGGATGCTAACTGCAACTTTAAACTTTCTTTTTATGAAACTTAAAATGCATCCAGTTATTTAATCATATGCGGGATTGGCATATGGGTTGTGCAATAGCCTTCCAAGCTATCCAAACGAGTTCGAGTCTCGTATCCCGCTCCAATTAACAATTACATATAGGCATAACATGAAACTAACTATCACTGATAACAGTACGTTAAAAGAAGTAAGAACACGTACTCATAGAAGTAAAACTCAGCATAGTGCGCCAATTAAACATTTTAAAGGTAAAATAGATGGATTGCGTGTAATAGTAACTGAAACAATAACAGGTAAGAAATTTTACTTTGTTATTCCTCATGCTGCATATCAACACATGAGATCTACTACATCAATTGAAATACTATTTGAACTAGATGGTTCTCCTTCTAAACAACGTCCTAGTACTAGTTATAATGCTATTCCAAATTGGTGGATATATCAAGTTCCATCAGAATGCCATATGTATGCTTATAGAATAGACAATAGATCAAAAATACCAGTAAATTCAACTTTTAACAATCAATACAAAGAGGATTAACATGACAATTAGAGCAAGACATATTTTAGTAGAAACAGAAGAACAAGCAAGACGCATTTACCAAGAAGTTATCGAAGGTAAAGACTTTGGTGCAGTAGCAATTACTGAAAGCAAATGTCCAAGCGGACAACAACAAGGTGACCTAGGACCGTTTGGTCGTGGCCAAATGGTTAAACCATTTGAAGATGCTGCATTTAATTTAGAAATTGGTAACTACAGCGAACCAGTTCAAACACAATTTGGTTGGCACGTTATTCAACGTACTGGCTAACAATTTTGGTATAGATACTGCAACACAACTATGGCTGGTCTGTGGTTTCACAGACAATCCTAGGACTCTTTACCTAGTATAAAAAAAGTAAGAACTACTATACCGTTAAAAATAGGATAGGTTCAGCAAACAGAATTTGCTAGTTTAATAACTAGCTCCATTGCTAGCTTGCACTAGCAGTCATTGTGCAAGCATCAGTCGAGGGGCAATGCTCGACTGTAAAATAAACAACTAAACGCCCAAACTATCCTGCATTCTTCCACTAACAACTTATAGAGGTATATTATGTCTAATGAAGACGACGATGTATTTTTTACACTTGAACCAGATACACTTGCAGAAATTTTTGCAACTACTCATCAAAAATTAGTAGATGGAGAGATTACACTTAATGAAGCCAATCGCATAGGAAGTAACATGCCAGAAGGTTGGGAATTTGAGTTTGAAGACGAAGAAGAATAAACCGCTTAACACGCGGTTTTTTATTCTCTAAAAAATAGTTGACAAACAATTTTAATAGTGTATAATACACAGCATAAACAATAAGTTTATTAACAGCACATAATTTAATATAAACTGAGGAGAACACACATGAGTACATTTATCGAAGCAATTGCAAATCAAGAAGATCGTACTACTAACGGTATGAAAGCACGTAAATCAACTTCATCTGCGGTAGTTGATTTGTTTTTTAAGATAGGTGCATCACGTGGGAAAAACATTACACCTGAGTTCGTTGCTGCTTATGTAGAAGATAAAGATCTTGCATTACGTATTGCAGCTTGGGTACGCGATGTACGTGGTGGTGCAGGCGAACGCCAGTTGTTTAGAGATATTTTATTGTATCTTGAAAACTCAGATCCAGATGCTGCTAAAAAACTTGCAGCTAAAGTTCCTGAACTTGGACGCTACGATGACTTACTTGTGTTCAAAACACAAAACTTAAAGGACTATGCATTTGCGTTAATTAAAGATGCATTAGAAGCGCAAAATGGACTTGCTGCTAAATGGATTCCACGTAAAGGAGATACTGCGGTACAGTTACGCAATTACTTAGGGTGGTCTCCTAAACGTTATCGCAAAACACTTGTTTCACTTACTAAAGTAGTTGAAACACAAATGTGTGCTAACCAATGGGACACTATTAACTTTAGTCATGTTCCATCTGTAGCATCTTCACGCTACAAAAAAGCATTTGCTCGTCACACTGACAAGTATGCTGAATACATTGCTAAATTAGTTAAAGGTGATGATCCAACTGTTAAAGTTAATGCAGGTGCGATCTATCCATATGAAATCGTTAAGGGTTTAAGTGGTTGGTCTCAACCATCACTACTTGAAAAACAACACATTATTGCACAATGGGACGCGTTACCTAACTATGTTGGTGATGCAAGTATTCTACCATTAGTTGACGTATCAGGATCCATGGGTTGTTCTGCAGGTAAAAGCAAAACTGTTACTTGTATGGATGTTGCATTATCATTAGGTATTTACTTAGCAGATAAAAATGCTGGTAAGTTTAAAGATACATTCTTAACATTTAGCTCTAAACCAGAGTTAGTTACACTAAAAGGTAATGTAGTTGAGAAGTATGCGCAAATGTCTAGAAGTGATTGGCAAATGGGCACTAACTTACATGCAGCATTTGCTAAGATTTTAGATGTTGCAGTTGAAGGTAATGTACCTGTTGAAGAAATGCCAAAGATACTTTTAATATTATCTGACATGCAATTTGATGCTTGTGTAACACATGATGATTCTGCAATAAAAATGATTTGTCGTAAGTATGAAGATGCAGGATATACAGTACCACAAGTTGTGTTTTGGAACTTAAACTCACATGACAATGTGCCAGTTAAGTACAATGCAAAAGGTGCAGCATTAGTAAGTGGATTTAGTCCAAGTATTATGACAAGTGTACTTGCAGCTGATATGGATGACTTTACTCCACAAGCAATTATGTTACAAACAATTATGAATCCTAGATATGATATAGGATAAATTCTACTGCAGATCCAGCACTTACTTTAAGTACTCTGCCTCGGCTGAAGCGAAATGACTGGAATGGGCTGCTCTCACGGGGTTTAGTAGTTGTACCTGACACAAAAGAACAACTACACTTTTAATTAAAAGCACGTATAACCTACGTGCTTTTTTATGCGTATTTGCTTGTTACACGCAAGTTTACACGTTACTTATAGTATGTACTAAGTAACTTTAGCTCTGCGCTAGTTAAGTTGTTTTTGGCGCGATTTGCTTTCATAGACATAAACTGTATATTATCTTTTACATATCCTCTGGTTGAATCTATTCTATCAATAGAATAAGAATCATCTTCAGCTTTTCCATTATGCCACTTTAATGGTATTCCTAAAATAGGACATGAGATTGGAATTCCAATTTCGTCTAAATCTAAAGTAGTTAAATTAAAATCAAGTCCGCGTTTTTTAGCAGATTGTCTTAATCGATTAAGTATGATGTTTAAATCTCGTGGTTTCATGTAAATATTTATTGACAATTGCATTGTACAATAATATAATATACACATACTTTTTAACTACACAGGAGCTTACATGAAACGTTTACTTTTAGCAGCAACACTTGGTTTAACTACATTATCTGCTAACGCAGTTTGTCCAGCAACGTTAACTGGTAAGTTTTCAGGTTCAGGTCAATATACTGAACAATCGTTTATTAATAATGTATCAGTGATTAGTTATATTGAATACCACGTAGTATCAGTTATATTCTCCGGTAATAATTTAACTGTAGTAAAAGAGTTTTATGCAGCTACTGGATCAGGTGCTCCGGCGGTACAAGAAGCAGTAGGAGTATCTCCGTTTACGTTTGATAAGAATACATGTACTGGCCAAATAGGCGGAAACAGTGATCCAATGTATTTTGTAGTTAGCGATAGTGGAAACATTATTAAATCAATACACGGAAAAGCACCAAAATCTCAATACTTATATGCAGAAGCATGGGAACTAAACAAACAATGAGTACACTATATATGTTAGTAGGAGTCCCTAGCTCAGGTAAGTCAACATGGGTTGAACAACAATTATGGGCTAAGAATTGTGTGCATCTTAGCTCGGACAAGTTTATTGACGAGTATGCAGCTTCAGTTGGAAAAACATACAATGAAGTTTTTAATGAGTATATTAAAACTGCAACTCAACTTTTAACCAAACGAGCAATCACTACAAATGTAGCAGAGACAGATGCAATATGGGATCAAACTAATTTAACAGTTAAATCTCGTGCAGGTAAGTTAAAATTGTTTCCATGTTATAAAAAGATTGCTGTTGTATTTGCAACACCAGACTCGGCTGAACTTGCAAGACGATTAGCAAGTCGTCCAGGTAAAACCATATCTGATGCAGTTATGGCATCTATGACTAGTATATTTCAAATGCCAACTGAAGAAGAAGGCTTTGATGAAATTTGGCATGTATAGGAGAGTAAATGGCAGATGTGTATGTGATTTCAGATCCGCATTTTGGACATGTAGGTATTTGTAATTTTTTAAGACCAGACGGTACTAAAGTGCGTCCATGGGATACTTACGAGGAAATGGATGAAGAACTCGTTAAAAGGTTTAACGAAACTGTTAAACCTAATGATAAACTGTACATTTTAGGTGATGTTGCAATCAATCGTAGAGCACTACCTACACTAGCAAGATTACACTGTAAAGATATGGTACTTATTAAAGGTAACCATGATATCTTTAGACTTAATGAGTATACTCCATATTTTAGAGACATTAGAGCATATCATGTTCAACAAAATGTTTTACTAAGTCATATTCCAATTCACCCGTGTGAAATGAGTAGATGGAGTGGGCAATTACATGGTCATTTACATTCCAATGTTGTAATGAATGGAGATGTGCCTGATACTAGGTATGTTAACGTGTGTGTAGAACATCATGACTTTAGACCAGTATTACTAAATGATATGCTTGCACAAGTTAAAAGACTAAATACTGCTTGACGTAGCACATAAAATGTACTATAATATTACTTTATTTGCAACGCACGGGACATACTATGAAACATGTATTTTTTGCATCGTTATTAGCAACATCAGTTATTGCATCTGCAGCCGAAACACCCTATGATAAATTTAGCGGCAAAGCTAACTTTACCAATAGCACATCTGTTAAATGGATACAAGTTGCTAACGTATTAGATACATGTAATACAGAAAGTAAGCGACGTGGCCTTCCAGTATACAAAATTGCAATTGACGGCTGTTCATTCTGGGATACAAACTTTTTAGGCCATACTTGTCTTATAATTACACCGCTTACTACTGACTTTTGGACACTAGGACATGAATTACGTCATTGCTTCCAAGGCAGTTTTCACAAATACTAGGAGAAACATGAGTAAAGAAGATTTAATAGAATTTCAGGGAAAAGTAGAAGAAGTGCTGCCGGGTAATATGTTTAGAGTTAAAGTTGATAACAGCGAACATATTTTAGTGTGTTATACCAGCGGTAAACTTAAACGACACAAGATTAGAGTTATACAAGGCGACAGGGTTAAAATTGAAGTTTCCGGTTATGATTTGAACAAAGGTCGTGTAACATATAGATTGTAAGGAGGGTTATGAAAATTGCGTATGCATCAGATTTGCACTTTGAATTTGAAGAGCTGCATCTTAAAGACATTGAACCGGGAGATGTCTTAATCCTTGCAGGGGATATTTTAAATGTTAAACACCTTAAATCTCAATCAATGGGTACTAACAGTGGTAACGTTCCTACTATCGATTTTTTCGATAATGTTACTGCTGCTTTTAAGCATGTTATTATGGTTATGGGAAATCATGAATATTACGGATCGGACATTAACAAAGCGTTAGATGATCTTAAAGAATTATTGCCTTATCCTAACTTACACATCTTAGACGGTGAGTACCTTGAAATAGACAACCACTTGTTTATTGGCGGTACATTATGGACTGATTATAATAATGAAGATCCATTTACGTTGTTATTTGCTCCAAACATGATTAACGATTATCGAGTAATTCGTAATAACGGAAAACTAATTCAACCTGCTGATATCTTAGAACGTCATAAACATTTTGTTAAATGGGCTACACAAGTTGATAAGATAGGTTATGATAATGTTATACTCGTTACACACCATTCACCATCAAAACAAACTACTGCAGATCATTATAAAGATGATGAACGTATGAATGGATTATTTGGCTCTAATTTAGATCAATTTTTAAATATGTTTGATTACGCTATTTTTGGTCATCAGCACAATCCTAAAACACCAGTAGTACACGATTGTGTGTTGTTAAATAACTCTAGAGGATATCCGTTTGAAGAAATGCATGACGGATTTCAATTAAAATACATCACTATATGAGGATACTATGACTATAGATACACGAAATCTAACACTTACCCAAATTGATAATCATATTCAAATGTTAGAAGACAAGATTAAAGAACTTGACGGGCAAGTTCATGATTACCAAGCAATTATTAACGCGTCTAATAAAACATGGAAAGATATGTTACGTACTGAACTTATTAGAATGCTAGTTGAAAAAGATGAAGAAATTAAGAACATTGGTGCAGAAGCTGAACATGTATTAATTAAAACTGCACTTGAGTTTAACTGCAACAAACGACAAGAAACTGCTACAATTTTAGGTTACGGTCGTAACACAATTACTAAAAAAGTAGCCGAACTTAATATTGACATATAGGTGACTAATGCAAAGACGTGAATATGTAGATGATACTTGCGAGATTATCTGTGAAGATAACGGCAAAAAAATGGTAGTTTCTGTTGAATCTTTTAAAGAAAAGAAACATCTTAATGTTGTAATTGAAAAAAACATTAAATTGCATCTTGACTGGAATGGACATCAATTTGAAGGCTATATGGGACAACTAAGTTTTGTTAGTAATGGTCCAGATATTACGGTTGTCAACGCTAAACGTTAGTATTGACAAACTGTAACATTTACTGTATAATTATATTTTTATTACTTAACAAGGAGATACATATATGCCAGCTTTAATCCCAATGGTTGTAGAGTCAGAAGCAAAAGGTGAACGTTCATATGACATTTATAGTAGATTGCTCAAAGATCGGATTCTTATGCTTGATTCAGATGTTAACGAGCATTCTGCAAGTATTATTGTTGCTCAGTTGCTTTTTTTAGAAAGTCAAGGCAACGAAGATATTAGTTTCTTTATTAACAGCCCAGGCGGCGTTGTAACAGCAGGACTTGCAATTTATGATACTATGCAATTTATTAAACCAGATGTTGCAACTATAGTAATGGGTCAAGCATGCAGTATGGGTTCATTGTTAGCAACAGCAGGTGCTCCAGGTAAACGTAAAATGCTACCAAATGCAAGACATATGATCCACCAGCCCAGCGGAGGCGCACGTGGTCAAGCCACTGACATGTTAATTCAAGTTGAAGAAATCTTAAAGATGAAAAAATCTCTAACACAGATTTACGTTGATCACAACAGTAAAGGCAAAACGTTTGAACAGTTTGCTGCCGACATGGAGCGCGATTGCTTTATGTCCGCTACAGAGGCTTTGGAATATGGACTTATTGATGAAATTATTACTCGTCGCTAGTATATTTTTAGCGGCATATTTAACTACAGGCTGTGTCGAACAGCCTGTACATCGTGAGTATTTACGTGATGGTAACTTTGATCACTACTACGAGCGACACTACAAACATCCAGGACATCATCTTCCTTTAGAACATCATAAAGAAAGATAAAAATAGTTCTTGACTTATGCGCTAGACCGTGTATAATATAGACTAAATTAATAACTGAGTAAACTACTCAGTTATTATAAATACACTTAACTCGAGTTGAAGTTTAACGGGCGTTAGACTTCGTTTTTTATTTTCCCTTGCTTAGGAGAATTTTTATGTCAGCTACAATTGAAACGGTAAAAGCAGAAGCTAAAGAAGCTTCACTTTTGAACAAACCAGCTATGCTCGCAGGTGCAGCACTATATATAGTGTTTTACGGGTGGGTTCGTTGGTATGAAGGTGTTTATGGATGGTCTGCTGGTTTAGACTCATTTGCACCAGAGTTTGAAACATATTGGATGAACTTCCTATATATTGAAATGGTACTTGAAGTATTAACTGCTTCTGTATTATGGGGTTATATTTGGAAATCACGCGATCGCAAAGTAATGTCAATTACACCACGCGAAGAATTACGTCGTCACTTTACACACTGGATTTGGTTAGTAATGTATGGTATCGCAATTTATTACGGTGCTTCATACTTTACAGAACAAGATGGTACATGGCATCAAACAATCGTTCGTGACACTGACTTTACACCAAGTCATGTTATTGAGTTTTATCTAAGTTATCCTATTTACATCATCACAGGCGTTTCTGCATTCTTATATGCTAAAACACGCTTGCCTACCTACCAAAAAGGTTTGCCATTACAATACTTAGTATCAGTAATTGGACCTTTCATGATTCTTCCAAACGTTGGCTTAAACGAATGGGGACATACTTTCTGGTTCATGGAGGAGTTATTCGTAGCCCCTTTACATTACGGGTCAAAATAATACAGGCTCCTTATATTAGTAATAATATAATGAAAACTACTTTAATTGCTGGGACATCCGAAAGGACAATCAGCAGCCAAGAAACTTAGTAATAAGTTTAAGGTTCAGAGACTATCCCGAAAGGGAGTACACTTAAGTAAGTGGAAATGGGTAGTATCCAGAAATGGATAAAGATATAGTCCGATCTTATAGGAAACTATAAGCAGCTTAACAAGCGGTATAAGAGTAACGACCTTATATGAACATAATGTTGTATTTTTTGGATGGGCTGCACTTGGTGTATTAGGTGTAGTAAATATCGAAGTACAAGCAATATCTAAATTGTTGAAAAGCGATTTAGCTTAATTGATTAGAAAGGGGACCTAGGTCCCCTTTCTGCTTTTACAATTATCAAAATGATATCTTGTCATATTATTTTTACCAGTGCCTAAAAAATTGCAATGTGGGCATATATAATTTATAACAGGTTTTTGTTTGTATGTTGGTGAAGATTTGCAACTTTCAAAGTGGTACCTATCCATATTTGATTTGTTTTTACTTTGAAAGTTGCAATAATTACATGTATAGATTTTTTGAATTCGTACTATTCTATTTGGATTATCCTTGCAATAATTAAAATGAAAAACATCAAAACCTGTTTTACCTCCAGTTTTATTACACCATGGACAAGTTACAGTCTGCATACCTGCATAGACAACACCATATTTTTCAATATTTGTTTGTTTTGCTTTTTCTTTAACACTAGGTATTTTCATTACATTAGATGTGTTATATCGTGTTAAACAGGTGCTACTTCGTTTGTTATTAATTTTATTTTTATCGGTTTCTGATAAATTATTCCAATAATTGATTATTTTTTGAATAGTCTCTGGGTGTTTTGACGGATTGTCTACACCATATTTTAATATAAATGTTTTTAAAATAATATCACGTATTTCTTTTTCAGACGATGGCGCACTTCCATTGCATTTGTTAATGAATTTTGGATGTTGAGCAGCGTTTATACGTTTTAAAACTTTACTTTCCCACAATCTTGCTTGTTCTGATGTTTTAAATGTTTTTCTTATATAACATTTAAAGTTTTCAACACCGTATGTTTGTAATAAGTTACATATCTCATTTGATGAAGTAAAATAAGTAACAAATAAATCAGACGGGTGACAATTTTTAGCATAACGAACCCCATAATAGATTTGATTTGTTGGGAGGAATTTAATTAGGTACGTGTACGGTTGATAAATATTCATGTTGATACTCCTTGAAAGTATTAAAGTAGTTGGGACGGCAATCCGCGAACTACACCTTTATTTATTATACATACTACTTTGAGGGGAGGAAAGTATGGTTAACATAGCAGACGAATTTGGAGCAGTAATGGTTGCAATAATTTTTACAATTATAACATTAATGGTTTTATTTGATTGCGACGAATAATTAGTTGACATTAATTGTTTATTGCTGTATAATATTATTTTTATTACTACTTAGGAGTTAACACATGATTTCCGCAATTTTAGAACAGTTAGCAAACGAACCTAAAACTAACAGCAAAATTGACATTCTTAAAAACAATAGCACTAATGAATTATTGAAAGATGTGTGCTTTTGTGCCACTAATAAATTACTTCCTTTTAACATCAAAAAAATTCCTGATTATACTCCTAATACAGGAACACCTACAATGCTTCTTGACGAAGCTATTGTACACTTACACGCATTGGCTGATCGTACTTACACAGGTTACGCAGGCATTGATCATCTTAAAAATATTTTAGAATCTGTAACAGAACGTGATGCACAAGTTGTTATCAAAGTTATAAATAAAGACTTACGTTGCGGTGTACAAGCAGCTACAGTAAATAAAGTATGGAAAGGATTAATTCCAGAGTTTCCATATCAACGTTGCTCATTACCTAAACATGTTAAACTTGATACTTGGCCATGGTCTAAAGGTGTGTATTCACAGTTAAAAGCAGATGGCATGTATATCAATGCTAACTTCTATGAAGACTTGTCTATTGAGTTATTAAGCAGAAGTGGTAACCCAATGCCATTAGAACCGTTTAAAAACATCATTGATTACATGCAACGTAAAATGCATTGTAATACCCAAACACATGGTGAACTTGTTGTAAAGCGTGATGGTGTTATTTTGCCACGTGAAATAGGCAATGGTATCTTAAACAGTATAGCAGATGGCGGTTCGTTTGCTGAAAATGAAGAACCTTTATTTTTAATATGGGATCAAATTCCATTATCAACTGCTGTACCAAAAGGTAAAGGCACTGTAGAATATGCTGATAGATACCATCCATTAAAAAATCAAGTTGCATCGCAAGCAGTAACTGATTATCAACATGTACAAATGATTGAAACAAAATTAGTGTTTTCATGGGAAGAAGCATTTAAACATTATCTTGAGTTAGTAGAACAAGGACTTGAAGGTACTATTATTAAACGTCCAGATGCTAAATGGCGTGACGGTACAAGCAAAGATCAAGTTAAACTTAAACTTGAAGTAGATGTTGATTTAGAAATTGTAGCATTTACAGAAGGTAATGGTAAGAATGCTGCATTGTTTGGATCTATTACATGTCAATCATCAGATAGCAAGTTAGTAGTTAACGTGTCAGGATTTACAGATGATTTACGTAAAGACATCTTTAATCGCAAAGATGAATTATATGGAACAATTGTAACAGTTAGATCCAACAACATTATGCCGCCAACATCAAGCAATCAATATTACAGTTTGTTTTTACCAAGATTTGTAGAATTCCGTAAAGACAAAACAGAAGCTGATTCATTAGAAAGAGTTCAGGATCAGTTTGATAGTGCAATGGGAAAGACTAAATGACCACACAGTCATACGACGCAGTAACAGGAAACCAGTGTCCGCGTTGCGGCGCTGGGATGCTAATAATAGTATCTAGGGATATGTTTATATGCGTGGATTGCCACGTAGAGTTTATAAAAGAACCATACGTCCGACCTAAACCAGTTGGATGTGTTACACCAACCCTAACTAAAGACATTAAAAATGAATGAAGAAGAATTGACAAGTATGCAAAGAGAATTTAAAATGTTAGAAGAATGCGCGTTAATATACTCAGCAATGGAACCGGAAGATGATGATTGATATCATAATTGTGTTTGCAGCAATGTTGACATTTTTTATATACTTTGCTCCAACACTAATAGCAAGCGAACGCGGACATAATAACTTTATGCCAATTTTTATTTTTAACTTCTTAGCCGGCTGGTCTGTAGTAATATGGATTATTTGCTTAGGCTGGGCATTTTCAGACAACACTAGAAACAACTAATAAAAGGAAAACAATGACAAACGTATTTACAGATCAAAAAACATTTATGATTGCCGGTGATCAAACAGTTGACAATTACAACGAATCACAATATAATATGTACTTAGACTTAATCAAAGAAGAAGTACAAGAACTACAGGACGCAGTTGATCAAGATGATAAAGTTGAACAACTTGATGCATTGATTGATATTTTAGTTGTAGTTGTGGGCGCGTTACATTCATTAGGTGCAGATGCCGAAGGTGCATGGAATGAAGTAATTAGATCAAATATGTCTAAAGTAGATCCAGCGACTGGTAAAGTTATTAAAAGGGAAGATGGCAAGGTTCTAAAACCAGCTACATATTCCGCTCCTGAACTAACACCATTTTTAACAAGAGGATAAACAAATGAGAAGTAACTATTGGTCATGCGGTGATTTTGCGGATTGGATCCGTGGTACAAAATATCCAGAATATGAGTCTAGTGAAGGGTGGGTCTCTATTCAAAAACTTGCAAAGGCTACCCACCCACTTCGCTTTTGGATTGCAGAAGAACTACTTGATAAACTTCAAGATATTGTTATGTTTCCATCAGATACTTTTTACAATATTAAATATTATGTTGAAAACAGATGGGTTAGTCGTACACACGGGTTAACTGCACATACTAAAGACATTAAACCAGGTGACTGGTGTGATGTTGGTTATAGATTTTTACCTTGTATGTTTAATGAACTAGTTGACTTTGTTGAAGTTGAACTTGCTTGGAGTTTTATTCGTTGGGATGATAAAGCACAATACGAAAAGTACAATGTTCCAAACTTTCATTGGAGATCATGGCGTAGTAAACAAGCCGGTTTAGATTACTTAGATTGGGCATCAGAGTTAGTTTACGAAAATAAAGATAAAACACATTACGATCTATCTCCGCAAGCACTTGCTGCAATTGAAATGAAAACACTGTACTTATGGTGGACTGAAGAATATCCTAAACGTAAAGATCCAATAGACGAATCAGGACTTGGTGATTTTTACAATTACGAAGAAGAAAAGTATGGTACTATGTTTAACAATAACCGTACTAAAGAGGAAGAAGAAAAATCATTAAAATTATTACTGCTTAGTAATGCTATCGAAGTAGCACAAGAACAAGAAGACGAAGATATGATGATTAGACTCATTAAAGTTAGACATCACATGTGGACATAGGAATAATATGGCACTTAAGAAAAAAACAAAAGTAACTTCAGTTACAATACGTGAAAATGCTAAAAAGGATAGCAGTCCTGTTTGGGACAACTGGGAAGATTGGACGCCTACTGAATATAGAAAAAAATGGCATAACGCTATGCAATACTATAACCTGCAGTTTAGCGTAAAAGATTTAAAACCTGCAGTTGTTAAATGGATGACACTAAATGGCTGTAACACAGAATATATTAACACTTATAAAGCTACTAAAGATTGGCGCACAAGTACTACTATGGGTTCTATTGCTTCTTGTCTTATCAGAGGTATGCCAGCTGTTCATGACACTTTTAATAACGGAAGAGATGCGGCTGCTTGGTTAAGAGATGCCATTGCTGCTACAGTTGAAGCAGGTGAAGTAGACATTGAACCGGATGAAGAAGGTGAAGTTAAAAAGCCAGCTGCAGTTATTAATATACAAGCTCGCGTAAAAGAAGCTGCAATTGGTATGACAGAAGTTATTGAAGACGCTGTAGACCAATGGATTACTAATGCAGCTACGTTTGATCCTAAAGCTATTAAAGTAATAAATGCGCTTAAAGCTAAGGAAGCAAAAGCAGCACATGCACGTATTATTAAAGATATGTACTCGCGTAATTTGTTGGAATTAGAAGAGCTTGCAGCTGGCAAACCTGATGATGAAGAAAAGCACGATGCATACGAACAGTTACAAGAAGCTTATAAACATAGAAGTAAAAGAGAAATTAAAAATTTAATTGCATTTTATAAAGAAGTTGAATCTGCGTGTACTATGTTAATTGAAGAAAGTAAAGTTAACAAAGCACCACGTACTAAGAAAGCAGTACCAAAAGATAAGCTAGTTGAAAAATTAAAATATCTAAAAATATTTGAACCATTAAAACTTGTTTCTATTAATCCTACAGATATTATTGGTGCTAAAGAGTTATGGGTATACAACACTAAGAATAGAAAACTTGGTAAATTTGTAGCTGATGAAATAACAGGACCGTTAACTGTAAAAGGTGCTGCTATTTTAGGATATGATGAACATAAGAGTGTTCAAAAAACTATACGCAAGCCAGAAGAAACACTTAAAGAGTTTAAGTCTGCAAATAAACTAATGTTACGAAAGTTTTTAGATGATATTAATTCAACCGATACTAAAATGTCCGGTCGAATTAATGAAGATACTATTTTATTAAAAATTGCTTAATCTATTGTAGTTTTTGCAGATTCAGCTAATTGAAGATTGATATAATCAACACCGGTATAATTAAAAAATTCTGTTAGCTGTTCTTCAGGAATACTTGATAAAAATGATAACCAATAGCTCATTGATCTATTTTGCAACTCATCAATACGATCTTGAGATATAACAGGGTCAACTCGTATCTTAGAAATGTAATTATGTGTGTCTCTTAAATGGTAAATGTGTACAGCAGTATGATGTAACAATTTATATCCATTTAAGAACGCATTTAATGTAGTATGATGTTCTTCACCAAACAAATACATAAATGGGCATAACCCAACATGTCGAATAAAATCAGTGTGAGTAAAGAAATTTCCACCGTTTAAATGACGTGCTTTGACAACTTGTGTAGTTGGTTTTGGTCCAAACTTACCATGTGGTGTTGGCAATTTATTTGAATCAAATCCAAGATTTTTAAGAAATTTAACTGTAAGATACCCCATACCGTCTTCTTGTTCTTTAAACACATTACCGTTTTTATCAATTGTAAAAACTTTACATGCATTTGACAATGTAATTTTGTGAGTGTTATAAAACGTTGCTGCATTAAAAAACTCTTCAAGCAAATATTCATCCCAATTTTTATCAAATACTGAATGAGAATCAATTTGATAATAAAAATCTTCATCGTTTATATTTAAAGAATTAATATGCCTTGCCCATCCAACACCGTTAGAATATTCTGGAGGCATTTGTTTATAAATTACAGATGGATGATCTTTATATTTACAATCAATAGTTGATTGATCAAATACTGAAATTGTTAGTTTATTATTGTTAGATTGCATTGATAATAATGATTCAATAGTAGTATCCAATAACGGATCTCTATACGACACTATACTTACAAAAATTGAACGACTCATATGTTATCCTATAACGGTAAAGTATTATTTACCGTTATAGGCGTTAACATACATTTAATCTAATAAGAAAACTGTAATAGGTTACTTAAGAAACGTAATAGATGCGCTCCCTGCAGTTCCGTAATATGCCGAAGTTGATTGACCTGTTCCGGATCCTCCTTTGCCACCAGTTCCTGGCGCATCAGTAGAAGTTGATGAAACTACTGTAGAAGGTGCTGCAGTAATTGTTAACCCACCGGTATAATCTGAAGAAACAAACAATCCACCGGATACCCCAGCTCCAGCACTTGTAACGTTATCTTTACCTGCGATACCGCCTGTACCTGTAAACGTAGATTGGGTTGTTGTACAATAAGGTGCTCCACCGCCACCGCCACCTCCACCGTCAATTCCAGTAGCAGGCGTGTTGCCTGCTACGCCAACTGCTAAATCTGTAGATGCGCTAATATACGCAACACCTGGTAGGTTATATGGTGCCGCAGCTCCGCCAGTTTTTCCATTTGACCCGCCACCACCGCCACCGCCCCCGCCTGCAATTACAAGTTTACGCGATGTTGCACCGATCGTAGTAACTACAGTAGCGCCACCACCACCGCCGCCTCCGCCTGATGTACCAGTTGGCCCTGTGTTACCGCCGGTACCGCCTGCATATACACCGCCACCACCTGCACCGCCTCCACTAGCCTTTACTGCACCGTCTCCAGGTAAACCGCCCCCGCCAAGTGCTACACTTAACGATGTTGTTCCGGCTGGCAGACTATAAGTAGCGGTTATTCTAGGTGCACCTGCTCCTTTGTTACCGGCATTAGCATCAGAACCACCACCTGCACCGCCACCACCGCATGCAGCAATGATTACTTGAGTTGCATCCCACGGCACGGTTACTGATTGGGTTACTGACGTTATTTGATTTGCAGAGACAACCGAAGCAGTTGATGCTACCAGACTAATAGCTGCTGATTCAACTTGACTCCATGATGCTACATTAGTTAAACCACCGGTCGTTGCAGGACCTGTGTCTGGCATAAAATTAACTGCTAATACATAGTATGCGCTGTTTGGGAACATTACATTACCATTGTCGTATAGCCCAATGTACTGTGTAGTATTTGTAACGTAATAATCAGTTGGTAACCATACTCCTATACCAGATGTATCAGGTGGGGTAAGTTTAGGAGAGCCATATGCTGCTGAGATATTCGGACTCCATGACTTATAGTAAAAATGTGTTGCACCTGTACACGTAGCAGTAAGTTTTACACCAAATGCGCCTGTTACTGAAGTAACCGACACTTGACCAACTGCAGCTGGCGGTGTTGTATAATTAGCACTACTTGATAAAGTTGATGCTGCTGATGTTAACCCATTTGCAGTTCTCTTTGCAGTTGCAACAAAGTAATATTTGGTATTGTCAGCACCAAGCGTAACAGAAACTGCCTTTGGACTTGCATAAGTTCCTGCATCTGTGCCTGCAGATGTAGGCACAGATGTGCCATAACTATATAAAAATGCCGTAGCAGCTACTCCGCCTGATCCTGCTGTTATTGTTAATGTAACACTTCTGTCGCCTGCTTTTGCAGTTGACGTTAACGCAATAGTAGGAGCATTTGGCGCCGACGGGTATGTATATGCTGCAGTGCTTGCATCTGATGGTGTACCTAGCCCGCCATACGTTACGCTGTTGATTACTGTAGTATTGTCAGCTCTAACATAATAGTAATACGGTGTTTCTGCAGTTAACGGTCCTGTATCAGGATACGACGTTCCGGATCCAGTCGTAGTAAGCTTATTAGTAGAATCACTTAATCCTCCTCTATACACAGAATATGCTAAAGTTAATCCAGCTGGTGCAGTCCAATTAACTGTTAAACTTGTAGTCGATACTGAAGTTGTTGTACCTATTGTTACTTTAGGTGGTAACGTGATTGCAGGCGACGTTGCTGCAGTTGCACTATCACCGCCACCATTGCTTGCAAATACCTCTACAACGTATCGTTTATTAGCAGAAAGACCGGTATTAACGCTTACTGATGCACTAGTTGGCGACGCTGTAAATACAGCAGTTGTAGTACCGTATTCTTTTACAGTTACTTTGTACGATGTAGCTGTTCCGGTTGTTGGTGCAGACCATGATGCAGTAAACGACGTAGTTGCTGCTAACGAAATAGTAATTGCACCTGGAGTTCCTGGTGGAGCATACGGAGTAGTAACTGACACACTACCATCTGACATAGTACTAAAATCATTTTCATTATGAGTTTGTACATAATACACGTATGCTGTATTTTCTGACACGGTAGTATCTGTATACGTTATAGTACTAGTTGAAATAGCAGTACCACTTTTAATTGCATCACCTGCTGCAACACCGTTTCTATACATAACATATGTTAGTGGCGCAGTGTCGGGTGATGAAACATCACAGCTAATCGTAATACTATTATACAATACGCTAGATGTAGTTGGTTTTGATGGTTTATTAGGTACTCTAGGTAATGTATGGTTACTTACTGTTGTAGAATCTGTAGAAGTTGGATTGGTATTGTATGCCTTTACACGAAAATCATGATCGTACCACGTTTTTAAATTGTCAAACTTAAAAGACGTAGCATTAGATGCTAAATCACCTGATTCTATTAAAATAGGTTCTCCATGTATATCTCTTTCAGCTGTTCGCGCTACATATTTTGTAACTGCTCCGCCTGATGTTGGTGCCGTCCAATTTATTGTTGTGCTTGTTGTTGTTACACCAGTAAACGTTGTTGCTGCCCATACTATTGCCCCAGGTGCTACCATCCAAGTAGTTCCTGAACCAGCAGCTGATTCAAGTGAATCACCACCCGTTGTGTGCGACTGAACAGTGTAAGAATATGATGTATTAGCACTTAACCCATTACCACTATTAGTATCAGTAAACCCAGATGTCTGAGTTCCTAAACTAGTTGGAGTTCCATTAAAATAGCGTGTTACTTTATACGAATCCGGAACAGTGCCGCCTACTGGCGCAGTCCATGAAACTGTAAGTCTATCAGTACCTGACGGTGTTACTGTCGGAGTACCAGGCACACCTGCTTTGTCTGCAAGCGTTAATATATTAGGTGAACTATTGTCAGACACTACTGATGATCCACCCGGATTGATTGCAGAAATTTTAAAATAATATGAGGTGTTTTGTACTGCAGTCCAATCAACTATAGTAGCACCAATGCCAGTAGTAGTAGGCAATGCAGTACCGTCTGACTTAAACGGTGCTAATGTATAAGAAGTTGCAGTAGAAACAGCAGTCCATTTCAAAGAAATCCTTGTTTGTGTTGGGTTTGGTGTTATTCCTGTATCTAAATACGGTGCACTTGGTTTAACTGGCGGGGATATAAATTGATTAACTCCGGTACTTGTTGCGTGCGACACTGAGTTATATGTTTTTATAACAATTGTAAAGGTCTCACCACACGGAACTGTAACATCTAAATATGTAGCAGTTCCTGATACAGATGAGTTTCCGTATTCTATTCCGCCACCAGACTTAACAGACACATCGTACTTTGTTACAACGCCATTTGATAGCGTCCAATCAGTATTAGTCCAATTAACTTTTGCAGTAGTGTCTGCTGCGCCTGCAACTTTATTAGTGACAGTTATTCCACTTACTGCTACTGGATTGTTTGGTAATGTTCGAACTCCGGTTGGACTTCTATCTGACGTTACTCCAACCGGAGTTGATGCACTATTATTAGAAGTTACTGTATATTGATATTCGTTATATGCTAAAAGACCAGTATCTGTAAACGGAGTAGTTTTATTAGTTAACGATACGCCAGCAGCACTTGTAGTTACGTTATACCGTATTAAATCATATGTAGTTGCGCTATTAGTAGTCCAGTTAACAACTAACTGTGTAGTGCTAGCAGCAGTGTCAACCGTTGGAGCATTTGGTTTGGTAGTAATTGTTACAAATCCTTTTGCTGTAGTAAATGCTTTACTAGTATCGGTATTTTCATTAACAACCTTAATAACTACACTATATGCACGATTTACAATTAACGCAGCTAATGGACTTTGACCTAATGTTACTGATAATGAAGTTCCGTTATCTGTTCTATATACTTCGCCATTAACATCACTAAGAATGACTACATAGCTTGTAACTTGTCCAGAACTTCCACTCCATGCCCATGATACTGCAGTTGTTGTAGCAGCAATAGTACCAATTGTTACAGTTAATGTTGATGCATCTGCTGGTCCTGGCAATGTTCTCACTGTATTACTATAACCAGATCTAACAGAATCCCCGCCATCGTTAACTGCAATTAATTGATACTTGTATTGTTCGTATGAACCTAATCCCGAATCATCACATGTTAGTGTTGTTGTTCCAGTATAAACAACTGGAGATATTACATATTCAACCGAATCGGAAATTCTAAACCTAACTAACTTGTAACTTGTCGCACCTGATATTGCAGCAAACGTAACTGTAAGATGCGATTTTCCAAGTAATGTATCGGGATTAAGTGCAACTGATGGTGCAGATGATGGTTGATTTAGTTTAGTCCTAAATGCCACCGGAGCAGTTGTAGCCGGTGGCGTATTATCATTATATGTAGTTACAGTTACGCTATAAGCAGTATCCTGTGTTAACGCAGTAGGTGATCCAAACGTTACAGTTTGAGTTCCCGGTGCAATATTAGCTTTAGTGTCAATAGTAGTAACACCTTGTTTTAAGATTGCAGTATACGAATTTACTTGACCGGTATCGTCTGTCCATGTAGCTATAGCAGTAGTATTTGTAATATTTGGTAATGTTACTACTAGTCCAGTTACTGCAACTGGAGGTCCAGGAAGTGTACGCACATCAGCACTTATTGTAGATAATGCCGAATCACCGCCTGCATTTACTGAAATAACATTATATCTATAATACGAATATGATGATAACACAGATGGCGATGTAGCTAGATCACCGTCAATAAATGTTAGTGTAGGTGTGCCAGTTAGTGCAACAGTAAAAATAACTGGAGTTTGCGCAACACCACTAATTACTTTAGTCCTAACAAGTTTATAACTAGTAGCGCCAATGACTGAATTCCATACTATTTGTAATTGTGATTGGCCAAGTGTTTGATCAGTTAGTTTAGTTACAACTGGTGTACCAGCAACTGCATTTGTTTTAGTCCACACATCTTCTGCTATTGATACTGGTATGTTATAGAATATAGACGATTCGTTTACAGTTTCTAAAGTTGCGGTATATTGTGAAGTAGCAGCTAAATTAGTTGAAATTGTAATAGAAGTAGTTGTGTTAGAAACATCATTTTTTCTATAAACTTCATTAGTAGTTCCAAAATTAACAACTACTAATTTATAATAATTAACTACTGGACTTGTTGATAATGTCCAATTGATAGTAAGTGTAGTGTTAGTAGATGAGTAAGGAGTAAATACTACCGCTAATGGCGCGTCTGGTAACGATCTTACAGACACACTAGTGTCAGACATCGGACCATCGCCACCTGTGCTATTGCCTTTAACTGTATAAGTGTGCGAGGTATACACTCCAACAGTATCAGTATAAGGCATTGAAGATGTTGTAATTGGGATACTTGCACCATCTTTATAGATGTAATAAGTAGTTGCATAAGTTGATGCAGACCCTACCTGTATTTGAGTTTTACTTATTACAGTAGCAACTGGTAATGACGGTTTTAATGGTATATTTTCTAATGTTAATAAATCAAGTGATGACGTCTTAGTTGCTGAAATATTCTTAGCCATAACATCAACACGATAATTAGTAACTAAATGCACTGCTGATGCTACTAGATCAATTACAGGAACCGTAGTAGCTGACCTTGGTAAGTCGCTTGAATCCCATCTTAGTACATTGTCAGGTACGCTGTATACCTGAACTCGGTAATAATCAACTTGTCCGTCAATTACTAGACTCTGATATGCTTTCCAAGTAACTGTAACTGATGTTTGAGTTATGTTTGTTAACGGATCAACTAGTAACGGCGGTTTTGTAACAACAGGAGGCATGATGTTAGATTTACCATGACCATTATGAAGTGATATAATAGTACCACTTGTTCGAGAAACTTGAAATAATATCCGAACGTCATCGTCATTTAACGAAATTGGTCCGGATGCTTTATTTAACTCTGTGCGAACTTGCCCCATTGAAATTGCATTGTATTCTAATGGCAATGTCATTATTTGATTCCTTTTAACTCATCAATTTGAACCTGTTGTGCTTTTATGCATTCAATCAATAACGGAATTAACTTTTGGTAATCAACTGCTAAAATTCCGTTATCTCGTGTGTGTACTGCTTCAGGAAGTACTTCAATTACTTCCTGAGCAATTACACCTACATCGTTTGATTTAACTAATGATTGATTTTGGGTTGCATAATACTCTGCAGTCCACTTAAAGGTATTTCCTGATAATTTAAGTAGTTTCTCAATTGGATTAGCAATTGGAGTAATATTTTCTTTTAATCTTTTATCAGAACTGTTATACGCAGTAATATTCTGCAACGCAGTAAGATCATGTTTACAATTTACTACACTACCAGCAGCTGTCGACCCGATGTTAACTATAGTTGCAGCTCCACCAATATTAAGAGTAGTTGCAGTAGTATTAATTAGATCAAAGCTTCCAACAACTGATGCAGATATAGAATCTGTAAAAAGAGGAGCAGTTGCAAAAACTAACTTCCCAGTACCAGTAGTATCAACTGCACCGACATCAGCTAAATTAATGTAATCTAAATATGCTAATCGACCTAAATCAGCATTAGTTGGTACTTGATGTGGTCTATTTCCTATAAAACTACTCATTGTTGCAACCCTTTTAACGTTTTAGTTTTGTATGTTTGTTTCATTATTTATTCCCTTATTGCATTGTAAGTACTAACAATTCATTACCGCTTAATTGTTTTGCGTAATATGTAAATTTTGTAATGTATTGTGTACCGACTCCATTACCAAATTTTAACATATTAACATCAATTGGAGCTGCAAAATTGCTATCATCAACAGCCGCTGGCTGATTATTAAACGTATATGTTGCAGGAGATGTTGCAGGATTTAAACCATAACTAACTGCATGAGTTACAATTGTGTTTAACGTTGACGTTGTATAACCAGCAAAATCAAACTGAACAGTTGAGGTGTTAGTTTTACAAACCGAATTATATACAATGCTTCCGCTAGCCGAATTACATCCAACTTCAATGTACGATGTTACTGCAGGTGAAGTTTGAATTCTAGCACCGCCGTAATCAGCAAATCCGTCATTAATACCTAACGCAGTATGTGATAACACTATAGTACCTTGTGTCTTGCTATACCAACTAGAAAAATTAGTTCCAGTTACATTAACATCTTCTACAGTTCGAAGCACTAGTGTTGCTAGCGTAGGAATATAACTTGTCATATATTTACCATCTTCAAGTTGCGCTCCCCATAATACAACAGTAGTATCAGTAGATGCAAACTGTAAACTTATTTTATTTGTAGGTGGAGATTCAGTAAAGCTAAGTCGAACTAGCGATGAAATATCATATGTTGATTCATCTATTACTGTCCAATTCATACTAGTTGAGAATTTATAACTTATTGCGCCAACTCCTGTAACTCGTTTAATCCATATTGAGAATGTTTTAAACCCACTACCCGTTGCCGAATCGTTAAACACTAATTCTGCATTAGCAGCATTGGCAGTAAATTGATATGCAAACCCTATACCATACGGAGTTAAAGTATTTGATGTTGCGCGTGTCATTAACGGATATGTCCATGACGAGAACGATTCAGATCTTGTTAAATAATTTGTTCTTGCTTCTTCAAGTAACAACCCTTTTGACTCTCTAGTAATTGGATCGTGATCAAACCTTGCGCAATTTGGATCAGCAACAACTAATAAACCGGTTGAATTATAATATGTTGCAATACTTGTTCTGCTAAACGTAATACGAGGATCAAGTGTTTTACTATTAGCAAAATCAAACATAACTGATGGACGTATTGTTGGTCTTGTTGCAGTTGCAGTAATCCCTGTTGCAGACATTATTGAACTACCTAATGTTAAGTCAATTCGGCTGTTTGTTGATAGTGCCCATTTTCCAGTTATAGTACCTTCAATAGTTGCATCACCAGTTGATAATGTTTTAGATTTTAATACACTAGTAGCTGCAGTAACATCTAACGTACCTGTAATTGCTACATTAG